ATACTTATTATTCTTCATGGACTTTGTCCCGCGGTCTTAATCCGACGACCGCGCTACTTTTCACCCTCTCGCAAATTGCTATCTAAAGGACGTTGTCCCACGAGTATTCCTGGATGCTCGTGTCTTTTTTTGTCTGATGCAGGTATAAAAAAAACCGCCAGATATGGCGGTTGGTCAATGTATAAGATAAATCATTTTAATTGTAATAAAAATCGAGGTGTCGGGTGCCTCCCGAAATATCTGTCCCTACAACAAATATTGTGATTCCCCGCTAAACCACTATATAAACCACCCTCGCACTGAGGAACACCTCTGTGGTGCTTTTACAACACCAGAATGATGCATCACCGACCCTGCCAGGAAATACAAAATCTCCACCGATAATGCACCATTCTGCTGTCGTAAAAAAATCAGCACTGAGGCTACACCTGGCCTCAAATCATAGCCAGAGAACAGAATGCTTTTCCAAAACAACCTGCTCCCACGTAATAAAAAATACGCCAGTGCCGCAATACAATAAGGCTTGTTTCAAATGCTGGAGCGGGTAGCGGGAATCGAACCCGCATCATCAGCTTGGAAGGCTGAGGTAATAGCCATTATACGATACCCGCATATGGTGCCGACTACCGGAATCGAACTGGTGACCTACTGATTACAAGTCAGTTGCTCTACCTGCTGAGCTAAGTCGGCATTGGTTCTTCAGGGGAGCGATATCACCGATCAAAGAAGAGTTCCACCTCAGAACCGTTTTCGATAATACGATTTAATATTCCAATCGCAACAACACTTTGCGTCAAGTTATGTAAATTTATTTATGTATTTTTATTTTATGTGAACATTTCACCTTCATTTAAAATATACGCGACAATATATAAACAAATTTATTTTGAAGGCAATTATTAAATGTCGTTTCTTATATCACACCACAAAAACAACAAAACCCGCTCGATGCGGGTTCTATTAAAGTTTAATTGCGCTTGATTCGCCACGCGATACAGCTTTGCGAAGCGTAGCAAAATTGAAGCAGTTTATGCGTAAAAAATCAAGCCGTTTTTTGAGCGAATGATTCTCGCATGGGAATGTATAGCGCATACTCAGCAACGGCCAACCAATTAGCAATTCGCTTTTCGCATGTGCTAAAACACCACTCTGGGTGTGCATCATTTAGCAATTCAGCCATTTTGCGTTTGGTCATCCCCCGCCCCTCATACCGTTGCCGAAGGACGCTAATCAATCCTGGATGCTCTGCCAGCACCTCACTTATGACTCGATCAATACATAACGCCTCTGCATCAGTACAATGCGCCAGCCAGCTCTTTTGCTTGCCGTTGATCATCTCTCGCAAAAACGCTTCCAGCTCAGCTTTCTCTATTCCCGCTTTTTTCATTCTGCGCAGGGCTTCATTGATGGCTGTTTTCGTCAATTTTTTGGATGCCAACAACTGATTGAACATATTTCCTGACCTGCCACCGCCAATATACGACCAGCGCCCCCACATACGCAGTTTGCCCTGAATCCAGACACTTTCCAGCGTGGCGAGACGAAGGTGTTCTCCGCTTTTTCCTGTATTCGTTGGGTAAATCACAAATATCCCTCCTTTCTCCAGATTTCTTGTGTGCGAAAAACACCTTCTGCATGCATCAGGCGTAATTCTTCTTTGGTGTAATCGCTGGTTTTTACCCGCCCGTCGATTAGATCGTGGCATGAGCTACAGGCAATCGCCGCCTGCATATCGTGTGGTTTTGTCGCTGTTCCGCACGTTCCCGCCAGTCGGTAATGCGCCAGCACAGACGTTTCCGGATCGTGATTGCAGTAGCCAGGAATTCTGACGGTGCACATCTGCCCCCGCGCCGCTTTACGTAAATCCACCATTACGCAAACTCCAGCAGCTGCGCGGTCACATTTTCGACTTGTTCCGGAGAGGAAAATTTACGGAACAGAATCCAGTTCCACAGCACATTCAGAACAGATTTATAAACCTGCTGAAACTCGGTTTCGTCCATATTCGCAAAAGCGATGGATTTCGCCCGACGCCCATGGCTACCATCAGGATAAAGATGCTCGGTGTAAAATCCGGCCTGAATGGTTACCCACTCGCGGAAAGCCTCAAACGACTTTAGCAATGCCGTATCCCGGGTTCTGCGTGTCGCAACTGTATTCAGATATTGCTCTGCGGCTTCGCTCAGAGCTGGCGTATGTTCCCGGCCTACTGATTCACATAGGTAATCAACGAATCCTGAAACCAGCTTTCGTTCGCGAGGCGTGATCGCCCCACCGACCGGAGTCCAGTAATCGAATCCCAGTTGCAGGAGTTTGAAAAAACGCTTGTGGAATGCGTAGTTACGCACACGCTTAAAGTCTGCGTGTATCCACTCGCCTATTTTGATTTGATGCAAAAAATCGCAACTCTCCGGCGTCGCCGGGAGAAGTAGTCCAGAAGAGGTTTGTTTGACCAGTTGTATATGCGCCATTTCTCAATCTCTCGATGGCGCAGTGCAGCAGATGCCAGTTGTTCAGGCTGACGAATAAAGTATAAATAAACTGGCTATGGTGTAAAGCTCCACATAACATGAACAAACACTACATATCAAATAGCTGATACAAGGATAGAAATACAACACTTATTATTAAAAACGATTAGATAAATTACATTTTAATGTTATGAAAAAGTTCTTTTTTATCATAACATTTCAACAAAAGCATTACAGATGCACATCCCGTCATCATCAATTATTTAAGGTGGTTAAACATGGAAAATAACAACTATGCACATCTCGCTCCTTTTTTATCCGTAATCCTTTTCGCTGGCTGTTTTATATGGGCATTATTTTTATAAAGTAGCCGCATGATTAGTTTCTGGAATCATGTTTCCCACTCAAATCATTAACATTTGATAAGATATATCTAAAAGGATGCCTTTACATTATTTGATGCGTATATGATTTATTTATATGCACAGTAAAGGCATCCTGGAAATAATCAAGATTAATGATATATTGCTTATCTCATCCCCCACTGTCTTTCACCCGGAAAACATTTATCGTTAAAAATATATCATAAGTAATTAAATTGAAATTTCAGAACACAACTAATGCACACAATAAGATTCAGTAACAGTAATCTATGCGGACTATATCGAGATTTTTTAGTTAAACTTTAATAAGTTATTCCTAACACACAGAATGCACAAACTAAAAGTAAAACAAATAGTTATACGAAAAACAACCATATTGATTCTATCTTCTCCTCTAATCAACATATCAATTATGTGTTTCATAACAGCTTGACATAACCCTCAAAAAGGTGCATTTATAATGCATGTTTTATGGGAGGTGGTTATGACACACAAGAGAATTCCTAAAGACTGGGTAATCAAACGCTCAACTCCGTTCTTCACAAAAGAGAACGTACCTTCAGCGTTATTAACACATCATAATACAGCAGCAGGTGTTTTTGGACAGTTATGCGTGATGGAAGGTACTGTAACATATTATGGTTTTGCTGATGAGAATGCTACTGAACCGGAGATAAAAGTAGTCATTAATGCTGGCGCTTTTGCAACAAGCCCACCACAATACTGGCACCGTGTTGAACTAAGCGATGATGCTCAGTTTAATATTAACTTTTGGGTAGCTCCAGACTTCTCAGGCGAAAAAGTCTATACCGCAAAAAAAGAATAGCCACGCTATAAATATCTTATTAACTAGTCCCGGCGTGGTTCTTTCCCCGCTGGGTCTTTTACTCAGATTAGTAGTCTACGAATCAGAGCCTCCGTCTGCCAGTTCGGATTCGTACCTCGCAGAGGTCTTTCCTCGTTACCAGTGCCGTCACTATGACGGTTAAACAGATGACGATCAGGGCGATTAACATCGCCTTTTGCTGCTTCATAGCCTGCTTCTCCTTGACCTTTCGGTCCGTAAGAGGCTAATCTCTATGTGTCGCATAGATATGGCCTCAGATTAATGTTAAACGTCTTGCAGGACGCGTAATGTTAACTGGGGCTTTTCTCTATCTACCTTTGGTGTTCATGCCCGAGGCAGATAGCCTCAAGCACCCACAGCAATTCTAACTATCCAATACATCACTGCCAACACTTTAAACTCTTACCCTTTAAAACAAGAACAAAATTCAACCAATCAGCATTGGGCGTATACTCATATCCTAGAGAAAACAACTCTTTCTGTACTATTTATATCCATATGATTTATAAGCATTTGCCACTTGCCATAGCCGCACAATGACAGTTTGCCATTTGATGTCAATAGATAAAAATGATCGTTTTCAATGAGTTACATACTTGCAAGGCGTTGCACATCAGGCCCGATTACGTCAGTATCAAAAGATTACAGATGGTGCATTACTGCCACCTCGCCTTAATGTTCCAGAACTCTCCAACTTGAGGAATTTTCAATGACATCCTTTCAATTATCTTTGATTTCTCGTGAAATTGACGGCGAAATAATACATTTACGTGCCAAAGATGGTTACATAAACGCCACATCAATGTGTAGAACTGCGGGCAAACTGCTCTCTGATTACACTAGACTCAAAACTACTCAAGAGTTTTTTGACGAATTATCACGCGATATGGGAATTCCCATATCGGAGTTAATTCAATCATTTAAAGGTGGAAGACCTGAAAACCAAGGGACATGGGTGCATCCTGACATCGCTATTAATCTAGCGCAGTGGCTATCGCCCAAATTTGCAGTCCAGGTTTCAAGATGGGTTCGTGAATGGATGTCAGGGGAAAGAACTACAGCAGAAATGCCTGTACATTTAAAACGGTACATGGTTAATCGTAGTAGAATTCCTCACACGCACTTTTCTATTCTTAATGAACTGACATTCAACTTGGTTGCACCTCTTGAACAAGCAGGGTACACACTCCCAGAAAAAATGGTTCCTGACATTTCACAAGGAAGAGTATTTTCACAATGGTTAAGAGATAATAGAAACGTAGAACCCAAAACATTCCCTACCTATGACCATGAATATCCCGATGGTCGCGTATACCCTGCAAGGCTGTACCCAAATGAATATTTAGCAGATTTCAAAGAACATTTTAACAATATTTGGTTGCCGCAATATGCCCCGAAATACTTCGCTGACCGGGACAAAAAGGCTCTCGCCTTGATTGAAAAAATTATGCTACCTAACCTCGATGGCAATGAACAGTTCTAAATGATTAGCCAGCCCCATAAGGGCTGGTTATTTAGTATTATCAACCCCAGCGGCAAATCGAATACACCACCAGCGCCACCGCCATCGCAATTCCTACCGTTGTGAATGCTTCAGGCCAGGTCATCGTAAAACATCCTCCACGCTTATAAGTCCGCTTCGCTCCAGGTAGTCCATCACTTTATCCGGCAATTTGCAGCCCGGTTTCGGTTTCTTCAGTTGACTAACCAATTGTTTAACCAGCATTGTCAATTCGCGAACTTGTTTCCCGGGCTCCCCTTTGCCCTGAAGCAGGGCAGCGCGGCAAGCGTTCCATCCCTCAGCATATGTTTCAGTTACACCATCGAGATGGCATGTAAGCAAATCCATTTCTTCCGGCACTACGGGCGCTGGAAAAACGGCATAGGGTGGCGTCCATTTTGGCGCTTTATCTCCAGCCGAACGCTGATACCAGTCATCCGGTTTGTATTCATAAAAATCACCAACTGGCTCTGCTTCCAGCGATGCCAGAGCAATTTTGAATAATTCGCCCTCTACCCGTGCCATCCCTGAATTGGGGTGGCATTTCTCAATCGCTATTTTTAATTTAGCTTCTTCGATTAATTGCTTTTTGGTTAATTCAGTCATTTTTCATTACCGCCCTTTCGGGCCGCCTCCTAATATTTTGAGGGTGCAGCCCCCCCCTCCGGTTAAGGATTAAATTTTATTTACAGTGCTAAATTTAATTATTCAGATTTGGATTATGATTTCTCTTTCAGTTCACGCAGTTCCCTGATTGTTAATTTGGCTCACAACAGCACATCCTGAAAATTACCCTGATAGAACGCCAGTACACGCTGCATGACTTCGCTCTTCCGGCACTCGCGACAGATTATATTCAGACGCCTGTCATAGCGGCGTATTTCTCCGTCTGGTAATGACCAGATAAGGTCCGGATCAACTACAGCAGGTTTCTTCACCTTTGCCCTCGATAGTTTTTTGCGGGCGTTTTGCCAGTCTTTACGCGCCTGTTCAGACGGGAATAACCCGTAACCAGAGTTGTATACATCGCCACTGGCAACCAGCTCACTGGCGAGAACACTCATCAGATATCTTGTCGCACCTGTCTTGGCTTCCAGTTGCCGTAACGTCTCGCGACCGCTCAGACGTACAAGTTCAACAACCTGCCCTTTAATTTTTTCCCGCTCTTCTGGTGTAAATACTTTTGCCATAGGTGCCTCCGGCAATCACTTTTCCGATGCAACATGGCGGGAAGAATCAGTAATCTGTCGTACAATATCCCTGTGCTTGTTCAACTCACGCAGCGCGGCGCAGACACACTCCCACTTCTGGACATGATTTTTCGCCCGACGCAGTTCGCGGTTTGCCATATGCAGTGATGGTAAAACCAGGTCATCCGCTCGCGTTTCAGTAAACGATGGCAGCGACTGCACAATGTCCGCCACAGTTTCTGTTTTAATATCTTCCTGTGTTGCAGCCTCCTGTACTGGTAACGCAACACCTGCGGTCTGAGGAAAGGCCTTACCATCAGTTTCCGCTACCGATGCTGCTTTCGGCTCTGCTGGTAAATTATCGCCCGGTATGCAGTAACGAAATTTACCGCCCTGATTTACGCGAATCAGACGACCTTTGCTGATTGCCATTGCCAGCGTTGAAGCCACTTTGCGTGATGTGGTACCAAACAATGTAGCCAGCTCATCAGCCGTTTGTGGTCCGCGTTGTTCAATCGTCGCGGTTAAATCGCACTCTGAGATTTTCGCTACTGTTGCTGTGGTGGTTTCTTCCGGCAGTTCTACCTGCGCTGGCTGTTCCTGCTGAACGTTGTTATCAGCCACACGCCAGGTGTACGCGCTTTTATCAACACAACCAGCCTTTTTTCAGTTCCCATAGTTCGTTCAGCACTTCTTCACGACTGATATCAAGTCGAGCAGCAAGTTCTATGGATGTGGCTTTTCCCATTGCTTTCAGTGCGTCAAAAACAGTCTCCATTAAATTTTTCTCCCGGTAAAAATTACTTCGCAATTCCTAGCTGGACGACATTCGGACGCCAGCTCTCCCAGTTAAAATTCACCCATCGCCCGCCGTTCATGGTCATGCGATCCATAATCCGCTCGCCGAGCAATGTTTTCATGGCCTCATAGTTCAGGTTTGTCAGCATCCCCACGCTGCGCATCGAAGCTGTCCGGCGATCAA